GATTTGGCAAGGGGAGGGTCTGCCCTTCAAAGTTGCCGAGAACGGAAAGGCTAATGAATACAACACTGCTGAAGTTATCCGGTGGATGATTAAGCGTGAACAGGCAGCAGCCGGTTCATTCAACCTATCGGATGAACGTGCAAACCTTGCGAAAGAACAGGCAGAGAGTGCGCGGTTGAAGAACGAAGAACGGAAGGGCAACTTGCTCCCGTTGGACTTGGTGGTGACTGCTGTGCAAAAGGCAGCGGTGGCAATCAGGCAGAAGATCATTAATTCGGCCATGAACCTAGACGACAAATCAAAGCTACTAGAGGAAATCCATGCGCTAGGTGCGCTGAACATGAACGACATTAAGGATGCCGAATCTACGGAAGAAGATGAAGAACCCGCTATTGAAACCAACGCCAGTTGAACGACTGTGGCGGGCTATATTTGACGCAATCCCGCCCTTACCAAAGCAAAGACCTAGCGAGTGGGCTAATCAGTATCGGGTGCTGAGTCGTGATGCGGCTGCTGAGTCGGGCAAGTTCAAGTGCCTGCCATACCAAAAGGAACTGATGGATGCCCCATTGGAACCGGACGTGTATGAAACGGTGATGATGCTGGCAGCGCAGACGGGCAAATCGGAGACGCTGAACAACCTGATTGGGTTTTTCATTCACGCTGACCCTAGCCCTATGCTGTTGGTGCAACCAACGGTGGAGTTGTATGAGGCTTACAGCAAAGAGCGTATAGCCCCAATGATTCGTGATACCCCGGTGCTGAAGCGGTTGGTGAAGGATGCCAGAAGCCGTGATAGCGGCAATACAACAGCGTTTAAGAGGTTTCCCGGTGGAAGCCTAGCCATGACAGGGGCAAACGCAGCAGCAGGCTTGGCAGGCAGACCACGGCGGGTGGTGATGTTGGATGAGATTGACCGCTATCCAGCTAGTGCGGGTGCGGAAGGAGACCCATGCGCATTGGCTGATAAGCGTGCTGAATCGTTTCCCAACGCAGTTAAAGTGAAAACCAGCACCCCAACGGTGAAGGGCATCAGCAAAATCGAGAACCTGTATAACCAATCCGATAAGCGTAATTCGATGGTGAAGTGCCCCAAGTGCGGGTTTGAGCACACGTTGCTGTGGTCACAGGTGAAATGGCCTGAAGGTAAACCGGAAGAAGCGCACCTAGAGTGTCCGTCATGTGATACAAAGCTCACGGACCTAGATCGGACCACCATGATTAAGAAAGGACGGTGGTTAGCCACAGCCCCTTTCAAGGGTGTGCGTGGCTACTGGCTGAACGGACTCAATACCTTGTTCCGCCACCACAAGGGCTACAAAAACCGTCTGCATCAGTTTGCGGCTGAGTTCCTGAAAGCCAAAGACGGTGGTGGGCAAACAATGCGGGTGTGGATTAACACGTTCCTAGCTGAAACCTTTGAAGAAGATGCTACCAAAATTGACGCTAAATCATTGGAGAACCGCTGCGAAGCATACACTCCCGACACCATTCCAGAAGGAGTGCTTACGCTTGTGGCGTCTGCGGACGTTCAGAGGAACCGTATTGAGTGCGAGGTTAAGGGGTTTGGTAAGGAAGAAGAATCATGGGGCATCAAAAGAGTCGTCCTAGACGGTGACACGGAGTTGGATGACGTATGGAACCGATTGGACACACTATTGCTTGAAGACTTCACCCGTGAAGATGGGGTGCCTATGAAGATTGCCCGTGCCTTCATTGACATGGGTTACAAAGACAAACGGGTGCTGACGTTCTGTGCTCCCCGCATCGGTAGAGGCATCTACCCCTGCAAAGGTATCAATCGGGTAGGCACAAGCCCACCACCCATACTGCCTGCCAAACCATCCCGTAACAACCGTGCCCGTATTCCTCACTGGAATGTGGGTGTGACTCAGGCAAAGTCAGCGTTGCATGATCGGATTGCATTGGAAGACGGACCACGCTGTATGCACTTCGCTGGTTCTGAGTATGGTTATGACTCGGACTACTTTGCACAGTTTGCTTCTGAAAAGCGTTTCCTGAAGTATAGCTTTGGACAACCCTACTATATCTTTGAGAAAGAGAACAACAGCGTGCGCAATGAAGCGTTGGACTTGAATGTGTATGCCTTGGCAGCAGTTCATAGCCTGTTTCCTATCGCATGGAACAGATTAGCCGAAAACTTGAAGAAACAGGTGCCAAAAGAGCCTGTGGTGCCCAAGCATACACCCGATGAGGTAAACAGGCTTAAAAGCGAAGGAAACCACCCTATTGAGCCTCTTACAGAACCAGCCCAACCACCTGAACAACCCAAGGTGGATTCAAAAGCTATAGCACGCAGTCAACAAGCACGGGCAACACGAAGAACGGGCAGGGGTGGGTTTGTTGGCCGGTGGCGTATGTAATGCGGCTTGATTTCCAATTCAGATTACGGAAGATGCGATTACTACCACCTTGAGCGCAACAATCCCAACTCTATTACGCGAACCGCAAACGATAGCAGCAGGCGATAACGTCTCTTGGATTCGCCAAATAGACGACTATCCCGCTACTGTTTGGACACTGCATTACGTTATACGGTCATCTTCAAACGTATATAAATTTGATGCAGCACAAGCTTCAGCCAGTGACGTGTTGTTTCAAGTCACACTGACTTCGCCTATCACTGCCACATGGAAACCGGGGATGTATTCGATTGGGGCTTATGTTACCTCTGGCACGCAGCAGGTTCAGATACACACCTTCTTTGCTCAGTTGGAAATCACGGCCAACCTTGCCAACAACCCTGAAGGTTCAGACCCTCGCTCATTCGCCAGTAAGATGCTGGCAGAGATTGAGACTACGATTGCCAAGCTAACCTCAAAGAGCGTTACCACCGCACAAGTAAACGGTCAGGCATACACCCTAGCAAGTCTGCCTGAACTGTGGAAGATGCGCGAACGATTCGCTTCTGAAGTTCGCCGGGAAGAAGCTAAAGCCCGACTCAATGCTGGCTTGGGTGGTTCAAACAAAATCGGCATTCGTTTCCGTCCCCTTAACATTCGTGCCTATCCTTGGCAGCAGCGTGTTCCGTGGCAGTAATCACACCTGAAATATGGCTACCAACTCTTTTCTCCAACGCATCACGGCAGGCATGAAAGCAGCCTCCAATGCGTTCAACGGCAAGCAGACTCCCCGGCATCGCATCATTGGCCGCGTAGGTGCCGGTGGTCAGCGTTCATATGCCGGTGCCGAGTGGAACCGGCTCACTGAAGATTTCCTTTCCCCGCTCACAACGGGTGACGCTGAACTAAAGACCCGCCTTCGCACCTTGCGTGGACGTGCTCGGGAATTAGAGCGTAATGAACCATACACGCGCCGTTACCTGTCTCGTCTGGAAGACAACATTTACGATCATCACGGCATCATCTTCAACTCTTTGGCTGGCGAATGGGTGATGAATCAAATGAAGAAGTTGGAGTTTAAGATAGACATAAACGACGCCAAAACCATCGAACAGGCTTACATGGAGTGGAAGAAAAACCCGTTTGTGACGGGTGACATGACCCTGAATGAAGGTGGTAGGTTAGCACTCCGCTCTACTGCCCGTGACGGAGACATTCTTGTTAAGTGGGTTGTTGACCCTAAAATTAACAAGTTCGGCTTTGCCCTTCAGTTGTTTGAAGGCGATATTATTGACGACTACCGCAACGAACTTACCCGCACCCCCGGTGGACAAGTTGATGTGCAGGTTCGCATGGGTGTTGAGGTTGATACCTACTTCAAAACTACCGGCTACTATGTTCTGAAAGAATACCCCGGCGATCAACAGTGGTGGCACGCTGAAGGGTATTGGTCAGAACGCTACAATGCTTCCGACTTTCTCCACCCATTCAAACGCACCCGCATTACACAGGTCCGTGATACCACATGGCTGTGCGGCATCATGCGCGACTTGAAGATGCTAGATGGCTATGATGAAGCAGCCATTGTAGCAGCCCGCACAGGCGCAGCCAAGATGGGCTTTATTACCCGCTCCTATAATGACCCCGGCCCTGCCTATGAAGGTCAGGAAATCAACGAAGGCGATAAGAGCATGGATGCTGAGCCGGGACTGATTGAAGATTTGAGCCAAACCCCCGGTTTGGACTTCAAGACCTATGACCCAGCATACCCGCATGAACAGTATGGTGAGTTCGTAAAGACCCGCCTCCGTCGCATCGGTGCTGGCTTGGATATGAGCTACTACAGCATTGCGAACGATCTAACTGAAGTGAACTTCAGCAGCATCCGTGCTGGTTTGTTGGAAGACCGGGAGCACTTCAAAGCTCTACAGACGTGGTGGATTGATAAGTTTGAAGGTCCGGTATTCCTGAAGTGGTTAGAAATATCTCTGCTCAACGGCACTATTCGTGACCCATTCACCGGCAAATCGCTTCCGTTCACCAAGCTTGAAAAGTTCAAGAAGCACAAATTTCGTCCGCGTCGTTGGTCATGGGTTGACCCGCAAAAGGACGTTGCTGCTGCTGTTGATGCGGTCAACAACCGGCTGCGCTCCCGTAGCTCCGTCATTGAGGAAACGTCGCAAGACGACTTTGACACCATTATCCAAGAGCAATCCGAGGAACAACGCTTGGCTGAGCAAGCTGGCGTTGTGTTGCCTGACCCAAATCCAAACTTCCCACAGCAAGGGAAAGAGGAAAAAACAGACGGCACGAAGCCCAAGCCCAAGGATAGTAAAGAAGACAAGTAAGCTATATACTTGACCGTATAGGCTAAACTACCGAAACAACATTCAACGCAGTAATTATATGGCAAAAGAATCCAAAGCCTCAATCGACATCAGCGACAAACGGCTAGCTTCCATGACCCGTGAGTTCACCCTTGAACGGGGTGGCATGGATGGTGAGAAGCGCACCGTTGAGTTGTCCTTTGCTTCCGAAACCCCCGTTGAGCGTTTCTTTGGCAATGAAATCCTAGAGTGCTCGGAGAAAGCCTGTGATCTTTCCCGCCTTCGTCGCCAAGCCCCACTGCTGTTGAACCATGACCCTGATGACCAAATCGGTGTTGTGGAAAGCTGCGAAATCAAAGGCGGCAAATGCCGTGCTGTTGTCCGGTTCTCTAAAAACCCCAGCAAGCGTGGTCTTAACATTTTTCAGGACGTGCAAGACGGTATCCGTAGCTTGGTCAGCGTAGGCTACCGTGTGAAGAATATGGTGCTCGCAGAGAAAAACACGGATGCTGGGGACAGTTACCGTGTGGACTCTTGGGAACCGTATGAAATCAGCCTCGTCAGCATCCCAGCCGACGCATCCGTTGGTGTGGGACGTTCCCAACCACAAACGTCAGAGAAACCATCTATTCCTATGTCCACTGAACCTGCTGCTCCCTCCGCTCCCGCCGTCACGGTGAATGAGCGTTCCGCCCCCGCGTCGTCCAATAACTCCACCCGTAAGGATGAAGTTGCGAACATCCGTGCCATCGGTGAGAACTTCAAAGTTCCATCCGAGCGAATCATGGATGCCATCGCCAACGGTGAAAGCCTCGATAGCTTCCGCAAATACGTTGTGGAAGACCACCTGAAGGCTACCGCTGTCAGCACCCCCCCGGTGATTGGCATGAACAAGAAAGAGCGCCGTCGCTACTCGCTGACCCGCGCCATTAACCTGCTCAGCCAAAACCGTCCCCTTGACGGTCTGGAACGTGAGGCTTCCGATGCGGCTGCTAAGCTGTATCGCCGTGAGGCTCACGCTGGCGGCTTCATCATGCCGCATGACATGGCTGAGTATGGCGACCCTGAGATGACGGCAGCTATGCTCCGTGTGTCCCCCGGTCTTGCCAATAGCCGCTACGGTCAGAACCTCCAACGTCAGTTGCAGACCAACAACTTTGCCCAAGCGGGTGCGTTGGTTGCTACGGACTTCCTTGGTGGTTCGTTCATCGAACTGCTCCGTAACCGCACCCTGCTGACCCAGCTTGGCGTCGGCACGATGAGCGGTCTTGTTGGCAACATCGCCATCCCACGTCAGAATGCGGCTGCTACCGCTTACTGGCTGGCTGAAGGTGACGCTGTTACCGAAACCAAGCAGGCATTTGCTCAGCTTGCGGCAACCCCCCGCCGCCTCGCTGCTCGCACGTCCTACAGCAAACAGTTGCTCGCTCAGTCGTCCTTGGACGCTGAAGCCTTGGTGCGTGACGATCATGTTCGCATCATTGCCATTGCGAAAGACCTTGCGGGTATTCAGGGCACGGGTGGCGCTCAGCCCCTCGGCATCCTCAACGGGCCTACCACCGATGCTACGGGCGGCGGCAACAACATCACGCAGGTCACGTTCGGCACCGCTCCGACTTGGGCCAACGTGGTCAAGTTTGAGCAGCAGATTCAGACTGCTAATGCCGACCTCGGCACGATGCAGTGGCTCACCAACCCGACGGTTCGCGGCAAGTGGAAGACCACCGTTAAGGTGCCAAACTATCCCGTGTTCCTCGCGGGTGATGACAACCTCACCAACGGTTATCCGGTCAACATCACCAACCAAATCGGCACCACGGGCACGTTTGCCAATCGCTCTATCTTCGGTGCATGGGGCCAAGCCATGTTCTTCGATTGGGCGGGTTATGATGTGGTCGTTGACCCATACACCCAAGCGGCGAACAACCAAGTTGTCGTTACCGTCAACCTGTTCACGGACTTTGGTGTTCGCCATTGGCCCTCGTTCTGCGTCTCCACGGACTCTGCTGCGCAGTAATCCGTTTCACCCAACCCTTAACTAAAGGAACCATTACAATGATCTACGATCTACCGAATTACGTTGTGCCAATCGCGGCACTTCCAACGGCTGCTGTTGCGGCTACTGCCAACGGCACCCCATTCGACCTTCAAGGTTATGTGGGCAAAATCCTGTTCCGTGTGGACGCAGGTAACGCCACCGCTGGCACCTCGCCTACGCTTGACCTCGTGTTCAAGCAGTCATCCGACAACTCGACTTGGACGAATGCCAATGTCGCGTTCACGCAAATCACCAACACCGCTAATCAGGTGGTGGCGATTGATACCCGTAGCGTGGCGCGTTATGGTCGTCTTGACCGTGTTATCGGTGGCTCGGCTTCCCCCAGCTTCCCGGTTAGCGTGGTTGGCTTCGGTCAGAAACAATACCAGCCTTCCTAATCCGGTCTTAGAACCGTTATAGCAATTGCCCCACCTGTGTAAACGGGTGGGGCTTTTGTTTTGTTGGGTTTAGTGCTTGCAGTGAGTTGTTGGGTTATTCATCGGTGGAATTGTCCTGATGAAGAAACCCGCTAAACCATCTATATCCCGCTTTGTGAAAGCCGGGAGTGTGAGAAGCAGAGCAAAGACCCGCGCAGCCCGTGCTAACGGCAAGCTGGGTGGCAGACCACGTAAACAACCATGAATCCAACCCTAGAAGCAGATTATACCCGTCGCTGTGCAGGCTATGAGCACATGGACATACACGAACACCTGAGCACGCTCAGTGGTTTTGCCAGCCATTGTGAAACCATAGTGGAGTTTGGCACACGGACAGGGAATAGCACCTGTGCGCTGTTACATGGCCTAGAATCGAACGGAAAGGGTGCTGGCGTGCTTTATAGCTACGACATTAACCCAACCACCTATAAACCACCGTTGGACATGAAGACGGGTTGGCTATTCACGGTGGCAGACACCCGCAAGTTGGACGACATACCCGCTTGTGATCTACTGTTTGTGGATACACTGCATACCGCTGACCAAGTGCGGGCTGAGTTGAAGCACGCTGGCAAAGTGAAGTGGTGGATTATCCTGCATGACACTGTGACCTTTGGTGACAATGGGGAGATGGGGCAGACGGGCATTACCCGCGCCATCTATGAGTTCCTACGGGACAACCCCAACTGGAAGGTAGCCGGTCATTGGGACAACAACAACGGACTGCTAGCCCTAAGCCGCACCTATGGGAATGACTGAAACACCCCCGTATCTTTGCACGTCAGGGCTTGGGTTTGGCCTATACACTAGCTTACGCCAAGCCCCTGAAGGCTTCCAATGGGTGCAGGGCAGGAATGAATGGCTGTATCTCAGGGACCAATATCAAAGGTTGTGGTATGTGAACCTAGAACAACCGGAAGCCTTTTATCTGATCTATCGCAACACCGCTACGGTGTGGGATTGGATGCGCACCTTTGGCCGATTGAAACCGGGGCAGCACTATGCTGACCATCGTTGGACTTTGTATATCCCGCACAAGAAACCCGCTAACAACACATGAAAACAGCAGTCATTATCTCGGGGCAGATGCGCACGTTTGCGCAATGCTACCCCAATCAAAAATACACGGTGTTCCGCAAATTGGAAAACCCGCACTTCTTCGTGTCATGCGAAGACAATGAACAAGCCAAGTCAGCGGAGTTGCTGAAGGCAGACTTTGAGCACGTTCACATTGAGTATGTAAAGCCACCTGAGTTGGAATGCCCACCAATGGGCTATACGTTCCATGCACCGTATGCCATCACACCAACGAAGACTCCCGGTGTGTCTCCGTTGCTTGGTATCATGCGCCAACTGTGGCACCTAAGCAGGGCATGGAAGTTTGTGAATGAAACGCTGAACACAACCACACTGGCAGATGAATGGATTTTCATGCGTATGCGTCCTGACCTTCACTTTCACCGCTTTGGACTGCCTGACGTAGTGTTTCCCCGCCGTGCATTTACTCCTTGGTGGGGAACGTATGGTGGCGTGAATGACCGCTGCGCAATGCTTGGTGCTGAAGCAGCCAAAGCTTATTTTGAAACCTACGACAACCTGCCAACCCTGTTGGAGAAAGGCTGCTCATTTCACCCTGAGAGTCTTGTTGCTGCTTCGTTAGAACATTACGCAATGGATGTATTTCCTGAGCTAGACGCTGAGTTTGGCTTTAAGCGCATGAATGGTGAGTTTGAACCCATGCAAGTAAGTGCAGGGGAAATTGCCCGTCATGCTTCCAGCTTCGTCCCATATAATTGAGTCTTACCATGCCAACTAACCCGCCTGTATTGTCATTCCCAACGCCAGCCCCAGCCCAAGTGGTTGAGGTGCCTAAACTGAAAAAGGTGATGATTGCCGTAGCTACTAGCGACTGGAAGCTAGAGCTACACACATCCGAATCTATCCGCATCCTGTGTGCGGGGTGCAAATGCGAGACGCAGGTGCGCTTTATGATGAACGATGGCGTTGCCCGTGCCCGTAACAACTTGGCTTGGTCATTCCTTCAGTCCGATTGCACGCACCTGTTCTTTTTGGACTCGGACATTATCATTGAGCCGCGCCAGTTCCAACGGTTGCTAGACAGCGACAAGGAAATCGTCTGTGGCCTATACCCCAAGAAGCAACCCCAGCTAGATTGGGTTGTGAACTATATGCCGGGGGAACAGGTGGATGCTAATGGTTTCCTCCGTATTCGTCATGCAGGCACAGGTGCGTTGCTGATTACGCGAAAAGCCCTGCAAGACATGATTAACAAGCATCCTGAGATGCAGTATAAGGGCGACCCTGACCCAACGGCTGTGCGCTATGACTTCTTCCCTATGCGTGCGGTGGATGGGGCTTACCTGTCTGAAGACTGGGCATTTTGTAACCGTGTGATTGAAGACGGTGGCGAGATTTGGGCTGATACCAAGTGCCAGCTACGGCACGTTGGTAAGATTGTCTATCCGCTACAGTTCACGATTTCAGACGATGAAATGGTGGACATGATGGCACAGCGTTACGGTATGCCGCATGACCACATCCGTAGCTTTATGGCATCGGGACCACGCAAGCCGGGGTTGATGGGTGGGCACCGTGAGCGGTATGTGCGGCTGTGGCCCAAGGATTACCCTGTGGATGACCTTTACGAAGGGGATGTGCTGAACGGCTCAATGGATGTGCCGTTGAGCCATTACAACGAAAAGCAGCCTCTTGTTGTCATAGACATAGGTGCTGGCATAGGTGCCTTTGCTAGATGGGCTGTAAAGCGGTGGAAAGGGGCTACAATCCACTGCTATGATGGCGACCCACAGGTTATTCCGTACCTGACCTCAACCATGAAGGAACTCGCCAAGGTGGATGAACCTAAAATCTATCAGCAAGAGGTTGGGCCAAGTGATGTGCCGTTGCTCCCAACTGCTCAAATCCTGAAGTTGGACAGCGGTGGCAATGAGCGTGCGTTGATTGAGTCCTTCATAACGCATGGCGTTATAGACAAGTTTGATGCCGTTATCATCCGGTATCACTCTGATGCTGATGTGTTCTTTGTGAATACGCTGCTGGGGGAAACCCACTACTGCCACTGCCACCAACGCTACTACGGTGATCTAACCAAACCGGGGCAAGGGGTGATTAAGTTCCTCCACCGTAAGTTCGCAGAAAAGCCGGTGGTGAAGCAGGATTGACCGGCATAACATAGCCCCTAATGGTGCCTATATGGACGATTTTGAAAAAGAAGTAGGTGAAGCGTTCCTAGAGGTTTCCACTAGGGGTATGCCCGTGCAATTTAGGGTCACTAACGAGAGCTATACTGGGGTGATTCAATCGACGGCATCCCTGATGAACCTGACTGAACCGGGGTATGAGAAGCAGGACGAAATCATTGTGTATTCTCCCCGTGTGTTGTTCGCCAACCCACCTGAAGACTATATTCGCGAAATCTTTCAGGTAGATCCCGGCCCACAGCAGGGGCAATGGGTGGTTCAATCGGTTAATACGGACTTGGCGCACTTCATCTTTACCTGCAAACCAAGTGAATAATGCCCTTTGAAACCAAGGAACTTCAGAAATTTACCCAAGCTGGCAAAGCGATAGCTGACAGCATGGGGCAAACCTTTGAAGTGTGGGCAATGGGTGAGGCTAGCATTATTTGCAAACAGTGGATGGCACATATCCCGATTGCTAATCCACAGAGCGTATTACTTGGCACTCGTAGCCGTAGCACGAAAGAAGCACAGGTGCGCAGCCTAGCCAAGTTTGGTATAACGGCTAACACGGGCAAGAAAGGCGGGCAGGTAGGGCGAATTTGGTATCGCACAAAGAATAAGAAGTTCCAGATAGCGGGTAACGTGTCCGATGATGGGCAGTTCACCCCAGCGAATATGCACTTCAAGGATGGCGCATGGTCACGCATTAGCACGGGCGCAGAAGGTTATGCTCGCATCCTCCCCGGCATCATCAAAGCAGGCAAGGAAGCCATAGGCTTAGCCCGTAACAGCGTGCTACAGATAATGGAGTCACTTGGGGTGACTGCTGAAAGTGTAAACACGGGTGGCGGTGACATTAGCTCAGCCGACTTAGCAGCAGTTCGTAATGCTAGACCATCTTCAGGGGCATTGTATCTCAACGGCTATTCAGTAAAGGAAGGCAGCGGAAACAAGTTCAGCGTGACGCTGATTAACCGATACCCCCGCATCCGTGAGTCGCGGATAGACGTAGCACTAGATGAAGTATTGGCTCAACGGCTAGCCTATCAGCAGTCTAATTTAAGTTTGCAGGTAGAGGGTGACATGAAGAAGTTGGCCCAAGCCTATCCATACCTAGCCATAAAATGAGCACAGCCAGCCAATCCGAAAACATTGGGGACAATTTAGCCACTGGCTTTGTCGCAGTATTGGCGGCAGACGCTCAGACTACTTTGGTTGGCTTTGGCCCACGTTTACCTGAACAGATGCCTAAGAATCGAATTGAAGTTCGTTCAGGTGGTTTTGTCCGTGCTTCAGATCAAATGAACGTAGCTACGGACGGCACCTATTACTACAATCACCGTAGGGGGTTTTTAAGCGTCACTGTGGTAACACAGCGTCATACACAGCAGGGTGTTGGGACAACATCAGAACACGGTTCAGCTATAGGCAGAGTGCGTTGGTTGCTATCACGCGGGGCACAGCGCATGACAGCAGCAGTCAATGGTGGCTATGGCATCTTGGATATAATCGACCAAGGGGACAACTATAGGGCAGACCTTCCTACAGAGACGGATAGGACTGAGCTACGTTTTCAGATTGATTTACTCATTTCACCGTCTAACTACTTGGACAGTTAAACCAACCAACCTTTCTTTATGGCACTTCCATATTCCACCACAGCAGGCGTAGGCTACGGTTCACGCATCCTCACATTTTCGTCAGGTAATGCCAACGGTGTTAGCTTCATCTGCAATGAGTATGACCCGACTGAGCCAACGGCCATGACTAGCCGCACCACGGAACTTGGTGCCCCCAATGGTTTCGTGCTGTTCCAAGAGCGCAATACGCTGCGTGGTCAACTTCAGTTTGCGACCAACGCAACCAACGTGCCCAACAACTCTGATGAGTTTATTGTAACCCGTCGCACCACCAACGGTGCTGTAGTCAACGTCACCTACGTTGTGACGGAAATCGGTCTTCCAGAACGTCCCCGTGACTTCTGGGTTTGCGACATTCAAGCAGCCCAAAAGATTTAACCATAATCCATACGGCACTCAAAAGCCCGCACCGGCAATATGCACGGGCGGGCTTTTCCATTTATAACACCATGCCAGACGAAACGATTGATGCAGAGTTGCAGGCAGCAGTAGCCCAAGGACCGGAAGCATTGTTCAACTATATTTGGGCAACGAAGTATGTGCCCATGTTAGACGCTGAGCTAGCGTTGGAACAGTCACGCAGGGCAGATGCCTTTGCAGAGAATGTGACCTTTACCGTATGCGGTGAGGAAATACACATGATGACTCCCCGTTTCCTTGTGGATTTGGATGGGATGGATAACCCTTTTGTAGCTTGGACAAAGGAAGCGGAGTATGAGGATATTGAGCACTTCATCTGGCACTTGCACAGGGACAACAATCCCAACGCATCACTCACCACGGCATATCGCAGGGGCAAGTTTAAGAATCGACTCAACGTGTGGGTGTATAAGCAGGGCATGGATGCAGCAGTGTCAGAAGTGTTCCGTTTCCTAGATCGGGTGTTTATTGATCTTCCCAACGGTGGAGAACATACCCCAACCGAAAAGAAGGATGCCACCAAGCCCCCCACCGTTCATTCCATAGCACCCCTGCTAGTAGGTGTTGCGGCTGCTATAGGGCCATTTGACCCGTTAAGTGGTAAACTGCTAGGGCAGACGCCAATCCCCCGTTTAATCCAATACCAACGGGCAGCTATGAGGCAGACGCATGGTAAAGAAGCGCATGGTCACTTTGACAGTATGCGCTCAAAATGTATGGAAGAAATGAATGAAATCATGGCACAGTCACGGAAAGGATAACCCACCATGTCATACTCCCAAGAAATTCAGCTAAAGATTTCAGCCGACACCACACAGGCTGCTAAGAAGATTTCAGGGCTGGCAGCGGTGGCACAGGCAGCAGGGCAAAGGGTGGATGCTGCTATGTCGGGCAATTTGGCTGCTGCTAAAAAACTGTCTGAACTTAGAACAAAAACTGCCTTCAATGAGTTAAACACCATTGGTAAGATCAAATCTATCACCGGGGAGTTGGCTGGGTTGGTGAAGACCCGAAACACATTAGAGCAAGGTTCAACCAAGCACCTAGAAATTCAAACTGCTATATTGCAGCGTCAAACCCGATTGATTGCCCTTCAGCGTCAAGCGGCAAAGGAACGGTTTGCTGCTAATGCCACCCCTAGCGGTGGTGGTGGTGGTGGGGGTGGTGGTGCTGAAACCGGCGCTGACCTTGGTTCACTTGTAGCCGGTGGCGTATTCAAGCGCATGATCTTTATGGGAGCGGGTGCCGTCATGGGTGGCATAATGAATGGCGTGAGTGGCTATTTCAGCAGGCAAGCTAATCGCTCCCAAGAACAGGAAGCGTTGGCAGCGCATCAGCTTACTTCAGCCGAACAACAACGCATAGCTATTGGTGGCACAGGCTCAGAGGCAAAAGTGCTTCAGGACCGTATGCGCCGTTCTCGTGAAACAGAAAAGAGCGTTGCCAAGGAAATCAAAGACATGGAAGGAGAGGTCGGGTTTGAGGCTAAGATGGCGCTCAATTCGGACTATAGGGGAATCTATGAAGACAAACAAAAGAAGCTGAATGAGCTTAAAATGGAACAAGCCGACTACGGCAGAGAGATTGAGTTGGTTGGTCTAAAAGAAGCTCGTGAAATCGGTATAGCTAAAGCGCAGAAGCGTTCCATTGAGGAAGTCACCAAAGCTCAAAAAGAAGGTCTTTATACCACTGCCAAAGCAGCGGAAATAAAATTACGGGAAGCTGAAGCTGTTCAAAAAGTGTTAGAGGGTGACACCGGCTTTGGATTCATGGGTAAGAAATACCCAAACCGTCCTACTGGAACACCTGAAGAAATTAGACAGCAACGCCAAGCGGTTGCTGAGTTACGCGCTGCGTATGAAGTAGCACAACGGCTACAAACCCGAGAAATTGCACTTAACAAAATTCAGGCACAGTCTTTGGATGAGGTAGCCAAAGCTCAGTTGGAAGGTTCTTACAATGCGGTGAAGGCTGCTAACATCAAAGTGGCTCAAGAGCGGCGTGTGTTAGCTGCATTGAAAGCTACGGGCGCATTGCCTGAAGAAATCCGCAAACAAGAGTTGGCTCAGAAAGCAGCCGAATCTAACGCAGCAGTAGCCCGCATGGGTATGCGTGAACGTGGCTTTGATGTGCGTCAGGGGTTGACCCAAGAGGTAGCCGGTGAACAGCGCACATTCCCCAACGGTATGCCCCGGCCATTGTCCGAGACTGAACGGTTGGCTAAACAGGCCATTAAAGCCCGTCAGCAAGCCCGTAGCGCCATTTTGACGGGTGCCCCCGGTGAAGCAGCCTATCAGCAGCAACGTGCCCTTGGTTTGGAGTCTAGCGTAGCTAACAGACTATCGGAAGGCAGTTCGCAGATGCGTAAGATTGAAACCACCGATGCCACTGCCCTTAGTGGCAAACTGGAAACGGCCAACCAACTCCTACAGGCAATCAGCAATAGCCTGACCACAACTCAAGCCAACTAAGCCATGCCAACTATCTTCACTTACAAGACAGCAGCGGACCAACCTAACTTCACGGTTGAGACTGCAATTCGTGGCTATGAACCGTCCCGACCATACCCGCAGAATCCACAGATCATCATTTATCGGACACGGTTCATGCAGCTACGGGCATACTACAGTCGTCCTAGCTCACCGTTGCCACACCCGTATCTGCCACAGGTTTACTTTGCTGATGATGTAGAGTTCCAAGACCGTCCCGGTGGCTTGGTGGAGTGGACGCGCATTTATACCACGCTACCTACGTCATGGAATGACTATAGCTCGGACATATACAACTACCCCGGTTATCAGGGAACTTTGGCTATATTGGGACGCAACCCATACAGCCATATCGTAACCACCAAAGAAGTGCGGGATTACTACCTTGTTGGTAATGTTCCAAACTTCAGTTCAATGCTTACTAATTCGGACAACTTGGCGTCTAACAGCTATTCTTTTGGTAACTTAACCGCATCTGCAAATGCGGGAACAATACCAACGTGTGCCGGGGCAACAAATGTTGCTGCATATATTGTTTCAAACACGGCAAACGACATTCATTTTTTTAAGCAAACTGCTGCAACAAATGTTGGCTACGTCACCGCTTCATGCTTCTTCAAGGCGAATACAGCGTCCAAAGTGGACTTGTCTTGTTTTAATGATGCGCAGTTATATTTCGCCAATGTGACGGTTGACCTCAACACGGGACAACCAATCTCAGATCAAACTATAATCGGTAACGGATTTGGTATAGCAAGCATCGGTGATGGATGGTGGCGAGTGAACGTCACAGGGTATTCCACATCTGCAAATTCATCAATCATTGGGCGTCTTGTAAATGACTCAAACCAAATAACCTTTGCTGGAAATGGAGCGGGGTTATTTGCATGGCGTGCTCAGTTGGTTCAAAGCAACACAGCCCCATATGCCACCGTGCCACCCACCGTAGCCGGTGACGGCACTACCAACTACCCGCTGTCACAACCTGACCAAATCCCGGTTAAGTTCGGCACCCGCTACTTGTATCAGACACCTTGGGGTTACGGAACCTCTACCACTTCAGGTAACTTCATTGCTGAGTATTTGTCTGACGGTGGATATGGATTGGTGGCTACAGACCCAACGCTGGTGAATTACAAGGCATTCGTCACCGCAGACGCAGCCAACACAAACAGCTACTCCATTGAGGCTCAGGATTCATCCCTGAGCCTGTGGTATGGCAACATTTGGGAACGTCAGCGGAAGTTTGTTAAAGCCATCTAACCATGCCCGATCTAAGCCACCTAAAGATTTCCAAGATACCCGCAGCGTTTGCAGAGGTAGCGGAGAAGCACAATGAGCTAGTTCAACTCATTGCCTCTATTGAGGCAGCTACCGGCATTGATATAAAGATGGTCAGCAGCCCACCTAAGAAGCTGAAGGTGCCGGGGACTGCTTCATTCATCAGCAAGCAACCAAGGGGACGCATACGCATTGGACTAAGACCACGGGAAACAGGTAGTGCTACATTGCCTGAAATGACAGAAATCCACTTCAACTACTTTGGGCAACTAAAGTTTGATGTGGATTATACAAACGGTGTTCTGCTTACGGATAACTCGGCTGCTATAACTAGGTATGCTCAGCTAACACCTAATGCGCGTTTCAAAGCATACGATAGTGCAGGAAACTATGTTAGAATTGGATATGATGGCATAGGAGCTAGCTTAAACGATGGAACAAATGATGCGTTGTTTACCATGACCGCATCTGCGATGACATTGTTTAACAATGCCACTAACGACTATGTTAGCTTGGGATTTGATGGGTCTGTTGAGGTTTACAACAACTCAAACAATAAAAGCCTATTCATCAATGTGGCTTCCATAACTCATGATATGAGCATAAAAACAATTAACGTATGTAACAACGGAAACTCGGGGTCTATGCTGATTATAGCAAGCAACTCGTTCTAGCAATGACAACAGCGGTAGGATTCACTACAATTGGTCATTTTCCATACTGTATGGGGCCAAGCAGTCGCGGAACCCCATATAGTTATATAAATGGCCTGACTCTTTCTCAGGCTATGCAGTTCTATTGGAATTTAGAGACGTTTACAATAACGACAACCGGCTCAGCTTCTAGCCAACCAGCACCACCGGGAACAATATATACTGGAACCATGAATGGTTCTATCAATGTAAGTCCTTTGGCAATTACGGGTGATCTGTCTGGCATGGATGTTTACGCTCAAAATGAAGGGATGGCTTTCCCGTATTCCGGTAGTTCTATTTCACTTGGAATACAGACTAAGCAACCAAACCAAAGGGTATGTTACCCCAGCTTTACCGCACCTTTTTACCCATTATGGATGGAGTTTTTTTTATCTACTTACAGCTCATCGTTTGAAACCGATATGCAGCTAACTTTTGCCGTAGAAGAAGATTCAACAAACTCGGCATTATATTCAATACGCTATTATTTTTTTATAAAATACCCAACGCGAAACGGTGCTGGCTTTGGCGATTCTGTTACATTTTCAAGCAATTCATTCTCGGCACCGGCTACGTTGGCTTCAGGAACATTCTCTATATCTGGAATAACATTTCCTTGGTATTGTGGTTGGAGCCAAGCAGCACCAAAAATCATGATTGCATCAGGATTGAGTCTTTCTGCGACAAGCACCTCATTTACTTACTAATCCAATGAACCACTTCCTAGACCTCAACGCTACGGACCTTGCCCGTGCTCGCACGGTTAGCCTGCTGAACCAACTGCAATCACCCTTCCCCGTGCTGATGGCAGGGTCAACCACGCTGCATAGCTTCTTCATCACGGACAACGGAGCTATCAGCAGCATCAGTGGTGAAAACACTAGCTCATTGCGCGTAACCATTGGTGACGTTGCCCTAAGTGCTAGCAATGGCATCCTTGGCCTAACGGTGGGCAATACAGCCCCGCTAGAGCTAAACTGGGACATTGACTCGGCTGGGTTACAGAATGCCCTTAATTCAAACGCAACGGTGGATGCAGAGGGAGGCGTTGACGTGTCGCAACAGCAGCCGGGGCAGTTCCTTATAGCTTACCGGGAAATGGGTGTGGTTACAGCCATCACAGCGGACGCAGCTAGGTTAGTGCCTGACTGTGACGCTACCGTGTTGGTGCTGACCACGGGAAGCGCATCAGCCCGTCAATTGACGTTGCTGACTATTACCCGTGAAACTGCGCTGCAAAGCACAAGCTACACCCCAATTACCTCACCCTACGCTGGCTGGCAGGGTTACATTGACCTAACGCAGTCAGGCGCACTTGAGTTAATCCGCACGCAAGGGGTGCGCAGGGGGGCATTCATCGAATGCCAAACCATGCTAACCGTTGAAGTCATTGATGCACTTGGTAGGGTTGCCCCAATGTATCAAACGCCAGTGTTGTTACGGTCTGCCAACTACGCTGCAATTAGCCTTACCCCAACTCCGTCACCGGCAACTGCTACCCAATACTTCTTTGCAAAAACTGCTATTGTTGGGCTGGCATCCAATGCCTCCAACGCAACCCTGCTGGGTGGTCTGACTACCTCCACCAACATTTACCCCATCGGTAGCACGGTGCAGTGTCAGTTTGGCAATGACGTAGTGGCTAACTTTGTCCGTAAGGGCAGCACAGCCAACCAAGCGGTGCCATTTGTTGTGCGTCCGTATGACTACAACAACACCACCAACCCGTATCAATGGGTGCTGGGTAGCGTGTCCAAGCAGGGTGTCCCTGCTACCTACGACGCAGACACCGGCAAGTGGACTTACATTGTAACTGTTGGTGCCGCTAACGCTGTGTCTGTGGCATCCGATCAAATCGGCTTCACCCTTCCTGCTTAATTTATCCATGAAAACCACACTACGCTTCATCATCGCAGTATTCCTTTCGGCTACGATTGCCTTTGCTCAACCCACCCCACCGGCTAACTCATCGGTTACAGCCAATACTTCTACGGGGTTGCTGGTATCGCCTACCACATTCTTCAGTAATGCAACCAACATTACGTCAATCGGTGATTCTCTGCCTGCAACTGGAACAGGCAATTTTGTGCGTGCTACTAGCCCCACAATAACAACACCGACGATTGCTACTATCACGGCACCCGCCACCACCAACCTCACGCTCTCAGGTGGTAGCACGGGAGCGTCGTTGGTATTGGGACAGGGTGCGAGCGGCGGTGCTTCGGTTATCCGAAATGTAGCTTTTGGCGACACTGGACTTCTAGGGGCAAGCTGGGGAACCGGCGCAACCGCTATTGGCAGAAATGGAAACGACAAAGTGGTTTTGGGTTACTTGTTGAGCACTACAAACGGTGCAACTATTGGCGCTCATAATTCAGCTCTCGGCGCATGGACAGACCTTAACTACAACGCATTGCAGCATACATGGCGTTTGAGCGAAGCGGCGGCAATGCGGTTAAGTGCTACAAACGGAAACCTCCTCATCGGCGGCACCGGCGACATTACTGGCACGGGCGGGTTGAAGGTGTTTGGAACCACGGCAGCGACCA